TCGTCAAGACCGTTAAGACGGTTGAACGTCGAACATTATGGGAGAGCGAGTCATGAACATCAAATGCCCGAACTGCGGGGCGGTGCATAGCCTGGACAGCTTAATCAATGACGCAGACGCATCAGCGGTATTAAAGGCTGTGTTGGAGATGGATGCTGAAATGGGCAAGGCGGCGATACGGTATATCGGTTTGTTCCGCCCTGCCAAGTCCCAGCTCTCTTGGGCGCGTACCGCAAAACTGCTGAATGAGTTGCTGCCGATGATTAAGGCGCAGGAGGCGGCACGCGACGGGGTTTGTTTCCCCGCACCTGCCGAGGCTTGGATTCATGGCTTTAACGAGACGGTCAATGCACGCGACCAAGGCCGTCTGAAAACGCCGCTGAAGTCGCACGGCTACCTGTATGAAATCCTTGCGGGCTGGGTTGGCCAGCCAAGCGCAGGGAATCAGACAAACCAACCCAACCGCCGCGCCACACTACCGGCCAACCCCAGCCAAACCTTGACCGCAGCCGCATCGCTGCAAGGACTGAAGAAATGAAAGAACTACCTACCCAACTGCATAACGCCATGATCGACGGCCTGACCATGCTTTTGACCCTGCGTCTGAGCGGTTCGCCGGCTGCCGATACTGTGGCCGCGACTGCGCAAACATGGAGCCGTGTATTGGCGCACGGCCGGGCGTGGGACGAAGCGCGAGATGTATCGCGCTTTCAGACGGCCTTTATGGTGCTGGCGAATGAGACCAACCGCTGGCCGAGTCCGAAAGACTTTTTAGACAAGCTGCCTCCACCGCCGGAGCCGTTGAAGCTGGAACACCATTACCACCTCACGGAAGAGGGAAAAGCGAAGGGAAAATCGGCTTTAAGCCGCATACAGGGCGTAATTAAAGAGGTGTTAAGAGACAAGTCACTTATACCGCCTTCGGCTGAAACCGCCACCGAGCAGATTTTGAGACACCGCGCGAAAGTTGAGGCACTTGCCCAGCGCGAACGCGAACAAGGCTTGAGCAAGCCGAAATGTTAAACCCAACCCGAAAGGAAAAGAAAATGGCTAAAACCCGAATCAAACAGCCCGCGATCGAAGCGGCACAAGACAAAGCGGAAGTTACCGCATTTATCCGCCAAATCGGCGACTTGCAGCGCGAAGTCAAACGCCTGGAAACCGAAGCTGGAGACAAAAAAGCGGTCATCGAAGAAGAATATGCCGCCAAAGCCGCGCCGATGTGTGCCGAAATCATGAGCCTGACCGAACGTGTGGCCGCATACTGCGAGGCACATAAGGACGAGCTGACGGAAAACGGTAAAACCAAAACCGTGGACTTTACCACCGGCCTGATTAAATGGCGCATCCGTCCACCATCCGTCAAGGTAACGGGCGTGGCCGCCGTCTTGGCATGGCTCTCGGAGAAATCCGCCTTTGCCGAGTTTGTCCGTACGAAGAAGGAAATCGACAAAGACGCCATCCTGAATCAAAAAGAGCGTTTTTCAGACGGCCAAGTGCCGGGAATTAAGATTGTGTCGGGGCTTGAGGATTTTGTGATTGAGCCTACGGAGCAGGAGTTGGTGTGATGGAAAACGGAAATTTAAATACTGATGAGCTGGAATTTTTAAGAATTGCCGCACGCGATTCCTTCTACATCCACGCTCAAGTTGAAAATGCCAACCGAAAATTGGAAACCGCTTTTCTCGTGTGGGGAAAAGTGAAAGAAGGAGAAAAAGAGGCTATGCGCGCCCGAAAAAAAGCCTTTATTTATTACTGCTTCGGGGTGGTTTGGTTTTTTCTTGCGTTGATTTTATTTTTCTTTGGCGTTTAAAGCTTGATTAAAGGCCGTCTGAAATGGGGTTTAAAACCTGTTTCAGACGGCCTTTTTTGTGTCTGTCAGTTTCGCAAAAAAACATCGACTTAATACTATATATTGTATTTTATTGGTATAATATGCGCTAATTTATACTATATGTTGTATTTGAGAAATAATGCGCCGGGCGTTGATTGCGAAAATTAAAATTGCTCAAAAGGAACTAGGCTTGGACGACGGTACCTATCGCGCGGTGTTGGAGCGGGTGACGGGCAAGCGGTCGTGTACGGAGTGCAGTATCCCTGAGCTGGAGCGCGTGGTCGAGGATTTGCGCCAACATGGGTTTCAGCCGAAGAAAACGGCGGGGCAACGACCGAACCGCCGCTCTTCCGCTGACCCGATGATGCGCAAAATCGAAGCGCTGTTGCTGGATAACGGCTGGAGCTGGAATTATGCGCACGGTACGGCGAAAAAGATGTTTAAGGTTGATCGTGTGGAATGGTTGTCTGACGGCAATATGCACAAGCTGGTGGCAGCGTTGCAGATTGCGGCGAACCGCCGTAAGAAAGGGGCTGTGTGATGTATGAGACGGCAGATTTTGGCGCGGTCAAGCATCTGCTCCCTGATAGTGTACAGGCGTTGATTACGGTCATCGGGTTTAATGAAACACTGGAGTTGGTGCGCCTGATGGGCGGTACGACTTATCCGTTGCGGCAAGGTTATACGAAAAACAGTCAATCCCGTGTTGCGTATTTGGAGGAGATTATCGGCAGTGAGGCAGCCGGTCGGCTGGTGGAGGCAATGGCTCCGTGCAATCTGTTTATACCCCGTTGCGAGACGGCCTTGTATGAGCTGCGAAACCGTAAAATCCGCAGTCAGTTTGACCGACAGACGGCAGGTGGCACCCCTGCATATGAGGCCGTTAACGATTTGGCCTTGGCACACCGCTTAAGCGACCGCCATGTGTGGCGAATTTTGAAGCAGGCGGATAAGGAAGCGGAACAGGAAAATTTGTTTTAAGGGATAACCCGTTTGAAAATTAAATTTCAGACGGGTCTTTTTTATCTATAATGACTACTCTTTTCCAAAATTTGAATAGGGATAAACAAATGAAACTCATGCTTGCTTTAGTGTTGGCTTGTACTTTGGCTGCCTGCGGGAGCCAAGAAATAGCCGCCAAACAGGAAGCCGCGCCCCAACAGGAAACTGCGCCCCAACAGGCTGCGATTTGTGCCGAGCCGATGGGAATATCGGTGGAAAAGCTGCTGCTCAATATCGATGCAGGATTGAAAGGTATTGGTGCGCCTTCGACGGTGCAAAGTAAGAATATTGAGGAAAATGAGTGTGGCTATCAAATTGTGATGATGACTGATTTCGGCGCCATCCAAGTGGGAACTAACCCTCAACAAGAGGTGTTGAGACTGTCGACAGCCACGCAGCTGAATTCTGATTTGTCTAATCTGTTTGCCACCATACAAACGATTACGGCCATTGATGGTACGGAAAAAATGGGGCAAACCGAAATCGGCAATCTGTTGGTTAAAACGATTGGCGATATGGCGCCGGAAGTAAAGCAATCTGGTAATGCGAGCAAGGATTTTGAATATAAAGGTAAATACTATTCAATCATGATTGAAGGAAATAATTTGGTAATGCTGGTACGAAAAATATAGCAATTTTCATTGCATAGGCCGTCTGAAATTTCAGGCGGCCTTTTTGTTGCCTACTGACACTGTTTCGCCCGCTGCAAAAGCCATGCCGTTTGAAAATGTAAGCCTCTGAAAGTGCATTTTAATCTGATTTTGAGGGAGGCTTTAATGAGCAAAATTATTTGTCTGACTGCCGGACACAGTAACACCGACCCGGGCGCGGTCAACGGCTCCGACCGTGAGGCGGACTTAGCGCAGGATATGCGCAACATCGTGGCATCTATTTTGCGCGATGACTACGGCTTGACCGTTAAAACAGACGGCACCGGCAAAGGCAATATGCCGCTGCGCGATGCTGTAAAACTGATTCGCGGCTCGGATGTGGCGATTGAGTTCCATACCAACGCCGCCGTCAGCAAAGCAGCTACGGGCATTGAGGCGTTGAGTACGCCGAAAAACAAACGCTGGTGTCAGGTGTTGAGCAAGGCTGTTGCCAAGGCGACCGGTTGGAAACTGCGCGGCGAAGACGGCTTTAAGCCGGATAATGCCGGCCAGCATTCGCGGCTGGCTTATGCGCAAGCCGGCGGCATTGTGTTTGAACCGTTTTTTATCAGCAACGACACTGATTTGGCCTTGTTTAAGGCGACTAAATGGGGCATTTGCCGTGCAATTTCGGACGCGATTGCGATGGAATTGGGAGCGGCGAAGGTATGAAAAAGTCTTTGATTGCTTTGGCTCTGTCTGTCTTGAAACCGCAGCTGCCTGAATTTGAGATTAAGCCTGCCAGTATTGGCTATTTGAAACAACATCCGTCTATGCGCCTGGGTAAATCGGGCGTGGCGGCTGCGAAACGTGCGGCGCGTAAACGCAAGAATCGTCGTTAATCATGGGACAGGTTGAGTTTTACGAAAAGATGATTGAGCTGTGGTCGCGCAAAAGCCGTGAGGCAAGCGAACAGGCAGACTTGCCTGCGTTTGAATTTGCGGAGGGCGAACTGGCCAATTATCGGGAAATGCTGCAACGGCACCTGCAAACCAAAACTGTGGAATAGCAATGCGTATTTTGGATATTTTTAAAAACCCGGCGACAGGCAATGTGTCGCACTCAAAACTGTGGGCAAATGTTGCCTGCGCGGCGGGGACGTTTAAGTTTGTGATGTTGCCCGATCCATCGGCGGAGGTTTGGGCGGTGTATTTGGGCATCGTCGGCGGCTATGCGGTGGCACGCTCGCTGGTCAGCGTGAAACGTCAGGAGGTCGAGAATGAATCTCGTGAAACTGCTGGCGAATAACTGGCAGCCGATTGCCATCATCGCGCTTATCGGCACGGGCTTGGCCGTGTCGCACCATCAAGGCTACAAGTCGGCGTTTGCGAAGCAGCAGGCGGTCATCGACAAGATGGAGCACGATAAGGCGCAAGCCCTGCTGTTGTCGGCTCAAAACTATGCGCGCGAATTGGAACAGTCGCGTGCGGAAGCTAAAAAATATGAAGTCAAAGCACACGCCGTCGGTATGGCTTTGGCGAAAAAACAGGCGGAAGTCAGCCGTCTGAAAACGGAAAATAAAAAGGAAATCGAAAATGTCCTTACTCAAGACCGTAAAAATGCAAGCGGTAATTGTATTGACGGCTTTGGCCATCACGGCCTGCAGCTCTACAACCGCGCCCTCGGCTACGGAAATTAAGGTTGTCGAAAAGGCGATCATGCCGACACCGCCTGCTGCGTTGATGGTCGCGCCGGTACGCCCGAGTCCTCCGAAGGACGGCAAGACGGCAACGCTGCTCGAACACGCCGCTGAGTTTGGCGGCTATGTTTCGGAGCTGGAAAACCAAAACGCAGCGTGGCGCGACTGGGCGGGCAATCGCTCCCGCAAAGTCGGCGACTGACAAAAAAGCCCGCGTAGGGCGCGGGCTTAGGGTAAAAGCGGATTTTATACCTCTTTTACAGGGGTCGCGGCGGTAGTGCTTTTCACCAAATCGACTGCGTGCTGGCAGTTTTGCTTGCTGGTGTAGCCTTGGCCCTGAGCGATGATTTCATGGTTGGCTGCTTTCAAACGCCAACGGTATTCGCCTTTTGCGTCTTTATAGATTTCAAAATACATAAGGTTTCTCCTATGAATGAGTACACGTTTTCTTACCGCTTTGACGGCAAGTCCTGGTCATTGAGCATTTGGGCGGACAGCCCTGAAGAAGCCCGGGCAAAATTTCGGGCTGCACAGGAAAATGCGCAGTATGACGGCGAAGTTGTAACAAAGATTTATACATTTGTAAATATTTCGTGGGTTAAGAAGTTGTACAGACGGATAAAATATTTAATGGGTATCAAAGAATGACCTACCGTGAATTAGTTGAACGTCAGTTGGCTGTGCGCCATGCCGATTTGGAATTGGGCTTAAGCCGCTCCCGCGAACAAGAGCCGTTTGTCATTCATGTTTCTAATCTGCTGGATAAGGCAGGGGTTGAATATACGGTACGGATGAATAAGGATTTTCAGACGACCTTTAACCTTGAATATCCAAATACAAACTACGACACCTTTAAGCGTGCAGTTTGGCAGACGATTTCGGCGTATTACTGCGTTTGTAATGATGGAGATGGACTCGAAATTTTCAGCAATCGCCCTGACGGCCACTCCGTCCGTATCGTATTCGGCGATGTGCCGGTTTAAGGGGTTTTAAATGGACTTTGAATTTGGTTTTAAAACCTTGTGGCCGATTGCGACGGCGGCGTTTTGGTTTTGGGTCAACGGCATTTCAGGCCGTCTGAAAGAGGCGGACAAGCGTATCGACGACCTTAAAGAGGAGCTGCACGCGGTCAAGCTCTCTTATCACACCAAGGCGGACGCCAAGGCAGACAGCACTAATATTGCAGCAGCGTTGGAACGAATTGAAAACAAGTTAGAAAAAGTAAACGAAAAACTGGACAGGAAAGCGGACAAATCATGAGCGACCCGATTTTGGAAGCCTTGGCGCGTATTGAAAACAAGACTGATCAAACTCTGAAAAATCAGAAGGAAATGCAGGCGGAAATTGCACAAATCCGCCAAGACACGAAACGCACGGCCATTACATTCGGCGCGATCGGCGGCGGCGTGATTACGGTCGGCTGGGAATTGCTTAAAGCGAAAATGGGACTGTAATTATGGCTCACCCGCAAGAAATCCGTGAAAAGTTACGCCGGCTCTATGTGAGCGGCGAGCAAACTTTGGAAACGGCAGCCTTGATGTGCGAAATCCCGCAGGCCACTGCGCGTGCGTGGAAACGTGCGGATAAGGAAAAAGGCGACGACTGGGATAAGATGCGCGCCGCCTACACTTTGGCCGGCGGCGGTATTGAGGACTTGAGCCGTGCGATGTTGGCCGGTTTTATGGTGCAGTACAACAGCACGATGACGATGCTGCAGGATTCGAGTACCGAAGATTTGCCGCCATCCGACCGTGCGAAGCTGTTGGCCAGCCTGGCCGATGCGTTTACCAAAACCGTATCAGCCAATGCCCGCGTGATGCCGGAAACGTCAAAACTGGCGACGGCTTTGGAATTGATTGAGTTCTTGATGGCGTTTGTGCAAGAAAAACACCCCAAACATTTGCCTGCCTTTGTGGAGGTATTGGAGCCGTTTGGGGCGGAAGTGGAGAAGAAGTTTGGTTAGAGGCCGATAGCTGATTTTAAAAATTTGACGAGGGTGTCGGCAGCGATGGCATTAATGGCATTTGTTGTGAGTGTGCTTAATGCAGTGTCTTTGATTTTCCCTAATTCTTTTTTCAGCCAGCTTTTTTCTGAATCAGAAATCTCTGCTTGGTCTATTTTTGCCGCAATTAAAGCCTGAATAGTGTCGCTGTGTAGTTTGACTGTGACAACACCAAGAATGGCGGATAGGCCGCCATCATCGGTAAGGAAGTCTATGCCCTTATGATTAATCTTGCAGTCAAAATTTTTATGAAGTGAATCTATCGAAGTAATTTCAATTAAACCAGATTCTTCTAAGTAATAAATATTTTTTAAAAAATATTGGAATTCATCTGATTGTAAAGTTGCTAGGTGTTGACTTTGAATTTCGCAACCAAGGGTCAAAGCCAAATCCAATCCTTGTTTATCAACAGGGATGTTGGAAGTAATAGGTAAAGAATTACTAGGGGAAAGAGAGTTATACACCTTGGTTGCTTTTAGACAGTTCGGGTAATTATCACTTAAGACTCGTAAGATTTTTTCCTGAATACCTCTATTTAACCAGTCCATAAATTATTCCTCATGAAAACAAAAGAATTCCTCAAATCCCTTGCCGAACTGGCCGCCAGCCTGCGCCAAGTCATCGAAGCGGAAGTGGACGGCTTTGATGCGTCGCCCAAGGCTATTGCTGCACGCCGTGCCAAGGTGTTTGACCCGGTAGGCGGTTACGAATATTTCGTGAATACCTACTTCCCCCATTATATCCGCTCGCCTGAAAAATCCGAACTGCATGAGTTTTTATTCAGCCGTCTGCCAGAGATTATCCGCTCCCCCAAAGGGGAAAATGAGGCGGTGGGTGCGCCGCGCGGCGAGGGTAAATCGACGCAGGTTACCCAGCTGTTTACGCTGTGGTGTATTGTGACCGGCCAAAAACATTATGCCGTTATTGTGATGGACAGCATAGACCAGGCATACCCGATGCTCGAAGCCATCAAGGCGGAATTGGAATTTAATCCGCGCCTGAAAACCGACTTCCCGGAAGTATGTGGACAAGGCCGTGTATGGCAGGCCGGTACGATTGTGACGGCCAATGACGTTAAGGTGCAAGTGGCCGGTAGCGGTAAAAAGCTGCGCGGTTTGCGTCACGGCCCATACCGTCCTGACTTAACTGTTTTGGACGATATCGAGAATGACGAGCAAGTCCGCAACCCGGAACAGCGCGACAAGCTCAATGCGTGGCTGACTAAAACGGTATTGCCACTCGGAGGTGTCGGCCAGAAATACGATGTAATCTATATCGGCACGATTTTGCATTACGACAGCGTACTTAACCGCACTTTGAATAACCCGTTTTGGCACGGTATTAAGTTTAAG